GAAAAAACTGCCCTCCATCAAGAGGCGCCCGCCGATGTCTGTCTCATGAAATGTTCCATCCGCAGCAAGGAATCGAACCATTGTGTCATCGGTGAAAACACCTGCAGGCCCTACCCATGGGTGCTGTCGTGGGCCACCCTGCGTCGGCACGTGATAGACACCACCATCGAGAGGGTGGCCAAAGGGCAAACGGGGCATGACGTAGATCGTGCCGGAGACGCTGAAAGCCCCGTTGAAATACTGGTTGCCGACCGGGATGGATGTCACAGCATAGGTGCCGCCCTGGAGGTCCACATTTCGACCTGCATAGGCCGCCTCAAGGTTGCCGAACCCGGTTGTATTTGTTGCGGCGCTTGCCGCTGTTGTGATCGAATAGCTGGAAAGCGAAATGATTGACGCCGCAGCGGCGACAGCATCGTCGGCAGCCGCTTCTGCCCTATCCGCAGCGGCTTCCGCCGCAGACTGTATTGCAGCGCTGGCCTGGTCGGTCATCATCCGCCATGTCGAGGACAGCTTGATCACCTTCATGAAGCCGGTCAATCCGCCAATTGAAGGATTGCCGCCCGATTGCGTTTTCACCGGCAGAGGGCTTTCGCCATTGATAGCGAGGGTCACAGTGGCGCTTGTATTGGCAGACACGATTGGCACAAGGATTTCAGCCGCACCATCCTCTGTGGGGATCGGGATCGCCGTTGTCACCTGTATCGCGTTGGCGGTGCCGGCGCCTACATTGATGGCGTTGATATAGGCGAACGGCAGCGGCCCGCGGCGATCCCATGTCGGGGAACCCGATGTTCCGGTGTTTTCATAGACCCCGTTGTTTGCAACCGTGGCGTCACCGATGACCCAGGCCATGGCGCCGGCCGCAGGAGAAGACAACGTGCTCAGGTTCGCCACCGAGTTCCTGATCAGCGCACCGGCGCTGTTTGCTATCACGCGGGCATCGAGCTGTTCGATCGCCCGGACAACGCTGGACCCGGAGGGCTGCTTGTTGGGGTCGAGCGGGACACCAAGGATCGCGGACCGTGCAGTTGCTGACGGAATCATGTTTGCCTCATCGATTTTGAAAGCGTGTCTAGGTGACGGTAATTGCTCCGGTCGCGGCCTCGTCAGAGGCAACACCGGAACCGTTGATGGCTTCCACCCACCCGTAATAGGTGCCGGCGCTCAGCCCTGTTTCCTGGAATGTATCGGCGGAGTTTGCCGCGCCGTATTCCACCGCTATGAGGGAAGCAGCCCCGAAATCATCCGCCGTATGCAGATAAACCCGCGCTGCAAAGAAATTGGCGCTATTCGGATTGGTCCATTCGAAATCGATCACACCGGACCCGCCTGTGGCGCTGAGTGCGATCACATCTTCTGGTGCCGTTGTATCGGCAACCGCGTTGACCGTTACGACGGGGTCAACATATCCGGTAGCTCTGCCTGAAGATGTGACCGTGCGATACCGGACGTCAGGGCTTGTCCCGTTGGGCACCGTGTCGGAATAGGCAATCTGATCATCCATTCGAACGACCATCGGTCGCCAGTTGCTCTCGCCCTCGAGCTGGTAGTAAAACTCATACCGGTGATCCGGGCGGGGTGAGGCATCAAACGTGGCCTCGATCCTGACGGCGCTCCCGCCGGATCCGGCAATCGCCACTGACGACACCGTGACGCCGGATGGAAGGACCGGATCTCCGGATTCCGTGATCGGCTCCGGGATTGCGGGGCGGGGCTTTTCCTCCCCCTCGAGCAGCGTCCAACGGTTTTCGTCCACCGGGACGCACCCGAACTGGACCGCCACACCGCTCCGATCCACCTCAACAGGTGTTGCGATCTCGTAGTCACCCGTAAACGTGTCATCATAGACAAGGTCGATGATCCTCTCACGCTGGGCTTTAAGCCCACGCAGCCCGGCGGTTGGAGCAAGGCGATGCAAAGATTGACTGCGCAGCGCGAGCGCCTTGGCAAGGCGCATGGCCTGATTGTGGTCTTGGCATGACAGGATATCGATCTTCAGATATCGGGGTGTTGTGCCTTCCACGAAATAATTCGGGTTAACCCATGCCGCGCAGGGCTGCGGCTTGTAGCCAAGTTCCGGTTCCATGTATCGGACAACAACCCCATCGGTCTCGCTTTCGCCGTTGACCGATTCCCGGCTCGCCATTGCCATGATGTCACGCGACCGTGTAAGCCTCAGCGTCGGGGCTTGATAGTACCCGACATTGGCGTAAGCCTTGCCTTCCGAATCGAACATGATGATCCCGTCGCACGAGAGCAGGATCTCAGCCTCGGCAACGTGCCTTTCCTTGCTCTCCGGAATCGAGATGCCGCACTGGTAGCGTGGCACCGCGCCGGCGAGGCCTGTTACCGTCTGGTCGCAGACATCGGCCTGCTCTGCGACCTTGGTCCAGTTGATCGAGGACATCGGCTTGTTGCGCCCATAGGGCTGCGTGCGAAACCATGCCCAGATAAGGACGGGATTGCGCGTAAACTCCCATGTCGACGGATCGTCGATGTCATGCGATTCCTCGCGCGGGTCGTAACAGCGTGACCATTGCCCGACGATGGATACCGAGGGCTCTCCGAGATTGAAAACGCCACGCCACCGATACGCCTTGTATCGGTTTTCAGCTTCCAGCGGGGCGCACCGCATCACTGAAAAGCATGTGCCCGCCAAAACATGCTCATCGTCCCATTGAGAGAATTTATCTTTGAACGCTGTAATTGCAGGCGGGACCGGATCGGATTGAGTATAGGTTGTTGTCCAAATCCTAAAATAAGGAACCTTGGTGCCTGACCCCGAATACTGGTTCTTCGATGTGTCCAGGCAGAATTCGTCGGTGATCACATTGTTGCTGCCATCAAGCGTGACAGGGCGATCATCGAGATAGATCTGAACCCTGTTGACGAGTTCGGCATCCCCATGGACATAGAGTGCCCAAAAAGCGCCTTCATCGTCATATTCTCCAAACAGCGCCCCGCCGCCTGACCGCGAAAGACCGGCGTGCAGCCACCGCTCTGGCTCCTCGATGCGGACATTCACCTTCGCCGCTTCAATGGACGGCGCCTGCCCTCCGCGGCCTTGGCGTCCACCAAGAAACGCGCGGAGCGCAGAGGCGCCCGCAGACAGAAGAAGCGAGCCAAGCCCGCTTGCCAAAAACGCACCGACAGCAACACCAGCATTCACCACGCCAATGGAACCGGCAAACACAAGCGGCGTCAGAACCCACGCGCCAGCCAACGCACCGCCGACGAAACCCACAATCGCCGTAAACACGAAAGCGTGAGCCTCGACCGGATACATGGCAGTCGTTAGCGCCAGAGACAGCGCAAAGGCCTTGATGCGGCTCATCAGACTGATTTCCTGTAAACTGTCTCGGACGCGACATACCCGCCACGCTCATACAATTTTCCGACACGATCACCGGAGAGATCGGTCTCACAGGCCATAACCACGGTATTGACACCCATGCTCTTTGCCCATGCCTCGAAATCACACATGAACGCCCTCGCCAACTTGCCGCCGCGATAGTCAGGATGAATGCCGAACTTGGCCTCGACTGCGCACAGTTCTTGAGACCAGAAGCCGCTCGCCGATATGGTTCCGACCAAAAAACCAACCACTTCGCCACCCGCTTCTGCCACTCGCACATAGCCATTGCCGAACATGATCATGGCCAGCGCGTTGACAGCGTGGTCTTCATTGAGGTCGAACGGGAATGCCTCTTCGAATATCTGGATCGCCAGCCGCACGATCGGACGAAGATCCTCAGGCCTTGCCACGCGGATCATGGGATCTGATATGTCCGGTCGGAGAGAGAGGCCACGAAATCACAGCCTTTGTCGTCGTAATCAAGTCCAAGCTGCCTTGCGCGCGCCCGCTGAACCGATGGACTGTAAGTGCCTCCCGGCACGTTGGACCGTCCTGCATTTCCGTCCTTGGCTATCACGGTGACGCTGTACCGCCGCACGATCGATGTGCCCTCCATATCCAGGCTCTCATCAAACAGCACGGACTGCATGGTGAGTTCCTTAAAGAACTCAAGAGGTGTGTTCGGCCGCAGACCTTCGCCAACCTGAAACAGGGCGTGATATCCGGTCAGAGGGCGCTCGTTTACCCGCCATTGCTCAGCCTTGATCGCATCGTACATCTCCTGAGCCCTCGCGCCGGGCGTGTCGACAAGCAGTATCTTGAAATCGTAAGTGGGCGCCGTGCCATCGCGACCATCAGAGATCCGGGGCGGCTGCAACAGGCTTTGACCATTCCCATTCATACTGCCAAGCCAGGTGTTGCTGTCCGAAGTGTGGAGTTTTCCCTGCCCTATCCAGACCCGCAGCGGATAGCCGTCAAAGTCAAAAAACCAGCACTGGCGAACCATCGCGCGGATTTCCGACTGGCTGTCGGTGGCGCCGATGATCTCATCAAGGCGATCGTAGAACAGGCTCACAGGAGAGCTTCCATCATTGTCACCGGGCCGGGCCGGATTGTGCTTGCCGAGCCGTAATTCGCTCTGAAGCTTTCCGGGTTTACGGCGAAGCCGATCATTTTTGGACGAAAAGTGATGAAGTCATCCTCCGAAAGATCGGCGCGCAAAGGGGGATCGATCTTGATGGTGGCAATCGATCCGTCCCAATCGATATCATCCACCAGATAGGCTGTGTCATCGATGCCAAACACATGCCCTGCATTCAGCGTGGACGGAAGCGATCCGACATCGATGCTGAGTTCCGTCACGCCTTCTAGCGCAGCGGCAGCCGCAACCGCCCCGGGTTCATAGGCCCACAAGTTGCCGCCGTCCCATGGGCGAGCCGGAACAAGACCTTCGGCCGCCCATAACAACCCTCCCGTAGCGCCGCCGGAAAGGCCCAGGTCACTGTCCGAAAGAACCTGCACGCTCCGACCGATCGGAACGCGAAATAGGTTACCGTTTGAAATCCGCGACATCAGCCACGAGATGAGTGTGTCTGTCGGACCATGCCTCTGGCTTGGAAACTCCATTTCCAGAAATGAACGTCCGCCGGGCTCGGGATATCCCACCCGCGCCCCGGAGGAGGTAAAGCCGCCGTCACGGATCTGACCGCCGGCATGGAACAATTGCGACGACAGAACGATTTGCGACGGCCAGTCGTAGACTTTCGGTGCGGTGATCATGCGAAACCGCCGTCACGGGCCAGTGTGCCGCCCCACTCTTCAAGGTTGCGCTTGACTGTATCCACTGCCTCTGCCGCACCCTGCCGAACCATTGTCTGCACATCCCTTGAAGATATCGCTCCCTGGATCTGGAACGTCTGATAGACATTTACCGGGTCGCGCGAACCGCCTCCCGCGATCTCGTTGTTTGCGACGATCCTGCCGCTTTTTGACGGACGGAAGATCTCCGGCCCGTCCTCACCAACCACATAGCTCGAGCCCCCAGACACCGGTCCGCCATCCTTCCGGAAGCCGCCAAACAGGCCGCCAAGCAGCGATGAAAAGAACCCGCCGCCGCCACCCAGCCCGTCAAAAAGGCTGCGGATTGCCTTGTTCGCAACCATTGACAGCACCTGGCTGGCAACCTGTTTCAGCGCGTCCTTCACCTTCATCGATCCATCAATCACCTTGGAAAAGGCATCGCCGATGGTGCGCCCGATCTCGTCGGCCGAGCCGGTGATAGAACCAGTCATCGACTGCATGCCCTGGTCCAGTCCGGCCATGATGTTGTTGCCAATATCCATCATCACCCGCGACGGCGACTGTATGCCGAGCCGCGACTTGATCGAATCGACCAGGTCCGAGGCGATGCCCACCGCCCCGTCTATGACTTCGGACGCCTTGCCTTTCAGCCCCTGCCATAGACCGGATAGAATCTGCCCGCCGATCTCGATCATCTTAGCGGGCAGCGTGGTGAACACGCTCACCAGCTGGTTTCCAAATTGCGTCAAGGAAGCAAGTGCGGTTGAGCTGAACTCCTTGATAGTCTGTCCGAGCGCCTTTATCTCCGGCCAGAACGCCACCACCGCCGCCGTTGCCAGCCCGATACCCGCCGCCACGGCAAGCACCGGCGCACTGACGGCGCCAAGAGCGATGACAACTGCAGAAAGCGGAACCGCCAGCGCTGCCATCGCCACGGTAAGCCCACCGACAACGGCGACAAAACTCTTTGTAGTCGGCGAAAGCTCGCTGAACCGGCCGGCGAGATTTGCCGCAAAAGCCGAGAACTTTTCAAGCGCGGGCAGCAGCGCTTCGGTCATCTGCGCCGACAGCGAGCCAAACGAACCCTTGATCCGGGTCATGTTGTCGTTCAGCGCCTCGGCGCTTGCCCCCATTTCCTGTGTGAAGACCTGACCGAATTTCCCGGCCTCGCCCATCAGCTTCTGCATCGCTTCCGTGCCGCCATTGAGCATTGGAATCATGTCCGCGCCCGAGCGACCCATCAGATCCATTGCAAGAGCCGTCTTCTCGGCACCGTCCGGCATGGTCTTGAAACGGTCGGCCATTTCCGCCATCACCTGCGAGGCAGGCTTCAGTTTGCCGTTTGCATCGGCGACATTGATCCCCAGCCGCTCGAACGCTTCGGCGTATTCCTTGTTTCCGGTGTTCGCCTCATCCATGTTGCGCGACAGCTTGGCCACCGCCGTCTGCAACCCGCCGAACGACACACCGGAAAGATCGGCGGCGTATTTGAGCCGCGACAACTCCTCGATCGGAACGCCGATCTTCTGCGCAGTCTTGGACAATTCGTCAGCCGCGTTCACCGTCGACATGATCGACTTGCCAAGCCCGGCGGCGCCAAGAACACCGCCCAGTGCACCGATCTTGCCGGCCATGCCGCCAAGCCCGGAAAACATGGACTTGAGCCGGCCAACCTTCTTTTCCGTTTGGTCGACATTGTCGCCCATGCTGCGGAAAGCCTTGCCTGTCTTGTCCCGAGCCAGCAGGTCATAGGTGAGATTTGGAAGCATCAGTTATGGGCCTTGATCAGCTTGAAAAACGCTTGCCAGTGGGCGAATTCCTCCGCCGTCATGGTGTCTTCGAGTTCCCGCACGGAGATTCCGATCCGGCTCGCCAGGATGAACTTGTTCATCAGAACCGGATCGGCCCTTAGTTTTTTGCCGCTTGCTTTTCGCTCGCCTGGCCGCGCATATGGGTGGCGAGCTTCAGCAGGATCTGTGGATCGGTATCGTCGCGCAGCCCCGTCGTCGTCGACAGATCGTCATCGAAAAACCGCTTTCCCTTGTCGTCGAGCGAACGTGCCTGCACCAGCTTGGCAATCGCCAGCGTCGGGTCATTGGCATAATCCTGCTCGAAGACGTTGTGCTCCCTGAGCGTCATCGCGTTGTAATGCACGGTCACACCCCACTCTGCGATCTCCACCTTGCCCGAGCGCGATTCAGCCCAGTGCGCCCGGGCCCTGTCCAGAAGCGCCGTCATGCGCCCACCGTGCCGCGCGTCAGCGCGCCCTTCCCGAGGAATGAGAAGCTGATTTCATTAGCCGCCTCGTGGTTTGCACCCTCGGTCACGCCGGTCACGATGACATCACCCGAAAGCTTCGTTCGTCCGGTGGCGTCACTGTCGGGATAGAACTCCGCAGCAATGACGGTTCCGACCTCGACAATCGCCTCCTGCCCGTTCGTGTCCGCCGCATTGCGCTTGCAGGTCATTGAACCGGACCAATTCTTTTTCGTCACCAGGCTGTCTGTCCACTCCTCGCCCATGCCGTCGGTGCGATCGACCTCGGCTGTGGCCTCGATCTGGAATTCGGTCACCTTGGAGACCTCGGCCGGGGAAGCACCAACCTTCGCCACGCCGTCATTGCCCGAATAAACGGTCATCGCCTGTTCCTTTCAAAGATAAGTCGTGAGGTGTCGTGATGAGGATCAGGCACGCCGAGAGGCGTCACCCTCCGGCGTCATCACCAGCGCCGCATAGGTAAGCTGCAATGCGCCGGCCCGGGCTTCCCCGTCCGGCGATGTCTCGTATGTCGTGCCGGTGTGCTGGACATGCAGCACCAGGCCGCCAAGCGTCATGTCCGCCGCCATCTTGCGTTCGACAATCAGCGCCCTTTCATCGAGTGCATCGGCGAGATCCTTGGTTTTCGCCGAAAGGGTGATTGCGAAGTTCATCAGTCGCTGCTTGGCCTCGCCAAGCATGGCGCGTTCGCCGATCTCCTCACCTTCGAAACTCACCTCGAGGCAGGGCAGCATGGTCTTGCCGTCGAGGGGGTGCACGCGGTCGGTCTCCACCCGCTTGAAGATCAACGGGCGGTCATCGTCAAAAAGCGCGGCGATCTTCTCGCGAATCTGTCGACGTATGTGGATCACTGGTCACGCTCCAGCCTGAGCTTCACCATCCCGGTCCCGTCGGGCTCGGGATGACGAACGAAATAGAGAACCGCATTCACCGTGATCTCGTCGCCGTCGCCATAGCCGGCCGGCAGATCCGCCTCGCGGCAGTTGAACTCAGGCCCGACCGACGCAATGTCCCCGTCGCCGAGACCCAGCATCTGGTGTTCCGCATCGAAGATGCCGGAGACCTCGATAGCCGCGCCGCCGTCATGCACGTAGCTTGCGGTGACGCCGAACTCGTCGGCATCGAGAAAGCTCAACCGGTCGGCTGCACTTTCAACCGCCATCAGCTTGCCGGCGTCTGTGCGCCGTTGCTTGCGGCACCATCAGGGTTTTCGCCACCGCTCACACCCGAATCAGCGCCGTCACCGCCCGCGCTGTCAGAACCTTCGGGCTTGCCGCCAGGGGGGCACCCGTCTTTCTGGCGGGCTTTTCCGGCCTCAGGGCACGCGGCAGCGTCTCCGGATCGCCAAGAAACCCGAATTCCTCGCCATGCTTGAACTGCACTGGCTGAAGAACCTCGAACTGGCTTTTCTTGCCCTCGACAGGCTGAAGCGCCCATTCGCGGCGGCTGGCCTGTTCAGCGCTCAGTTTCAGAACCGCACCGCGCGGCATCGTCACTACGCCTTCGCATGTGATCTTAATCATGATCTTGTCTTTCTTTTTGTCGGGGAGAATGCCCCGGCGCGAGAGGCCGGGGCATTTTGGTTTCAGTCAGTCCCTCGCCGGTCAGGCGTCGGACATCGTCACCAGGCAGGCGAACTGCCAGTAGCCGTAGCCCACATTTCCGGACCAATCGATGCCGAACAGCTGTTCCTTGTTGAGCTGCTCGTATTCCGTCCCCTCGCCAAGCGAGATGACGTCGGGCTGACCTTCCTCCTGCAGGATGAAGGCCTTGGCGGCGTTGTCCGTGCGGAACACGGCAAACTTCGTGGTCCAGGTCAGGCGCGGATTGATCACGATGTTGATCGTGAACTCGCCCTTCAGCGCGGCAAGGGCCGCGGTCTTGCCGCCCTCGCCGAGAAGGATATTCACCGCCTTGAGCGCCGGGGACATCAGCGACGTCGGCACCATCACGGTAAACTCGTTTGCCGACTGGTTCATCGGCTCGCCGCGATCGTCCTTGATCCCGTACATGGCCTGGGTCGCTTTCAGGATGCCTTCGGCGAACTCGTCGGCTGTCGGGGCAGTCGACGATACAACGGTGTGGCCGATATCGTTCGACTGGGTTCCGGAATCCCCTTCCGAGTGATCGGTGTCGAAAAAGAACTGCCCATCGTAACAGGTGGTGGATTCTCCGGCCATGATCAGGCTCGACAGCAGTTTCGCCGGGTGATCCATCGCCCGCTGCGAAAGCTGAGCCACGCGGACCCGGATCATGCCCAGCTTGTCGCGGCGCATGTCCTTGGACTTGATGGTGATCGAACCTTCATAGTCCTTGTTCGAGATCGTGAAGGAATTCTCCCTCAGCTCGGCCGGGCTGCGCCCGTCAAGGAATTCGCGCATGGCGGGCGCGGTGCCGAGCCAGGCATATTCCTCGACCGCCTGGTCGGAACCGACCTGCATGGCGAGCTGTCCCACCCAGGCGGCGGAACCAGTTTCCAGTTCCGCGAGGATCATGCCACGCACGCCCCTCTCCGTGATTTTCGTATGCTGCATTGGAAGCATCGTCTTGTCCTTTCAGATGCAATGTCAGGTCAAATGCCTGCCCGGTCGGGAAACCGGATCAGACGTCGCCGGCCACGCGGAGGCGGATCTCCGACGCAAGCTGCGCGTCGAACTCGACAACCGCGACGCCGGAGGAAATCCAGCGCAGCACGGTCCCGATCGGACTGTTCGTGCTTGCGGTCAGTGTGAACGTGTTGTCATCGGACGCATAGACGAGAGGCCGATCGTTTGCCGTCACGTCCGTCGCTCCGGCAACGGCAAGCTGTACGCGGCCCTTTGTCTTCACATGCACGTCGAGATCCCCGGCCGATCCGCCGGTATTGTCGACCTTGGCCTCGGCAAACCCCTGGAAAGGATCGCCGGCCTGCAATGGCCGGGAATATCCCGAGCCGTTTTCGCCGACGGCCGCACCTTGGAAGATGATGTCGTCGGCGATCATCGGATAATCGGCATTGTCGCCCATCACGTATCGGCGCTCGGCATTTGCCGCCAGCGTCGTCATGGCGAGGCCGGTTTCGGGAGACAGAACGAACTGCGCCACATGGCCGAGGCCATCCGGAGCAGCAAGCATGGTGAGGGCAGCCAGGGCGCAAAGCACGCCAAGACCAGCCGCCCAGAGAACGGACTTGTTCATGATATCGGTTCCTGTTTTGAGAAGCGGAGGGCAAGGCCCGCGGGAAAGCCCGGTGCGTCAGGCGGTCAGGCCGCCTCGCGCCTCATCGTTGCCACGTAGGATTCGACGGTCGGGAACTCAGCCTTGAGCTTGTCCGAGCCTTCCCATTCCGCTTTCCAGCCCTCCGGCGTGGTCGCTTTGGGTTTCGCACCGTCCGGCGCATCGCCGCTCGGCGTCGAGACCACGCCTTCAGCGGCCTTGTCCATCTTCTGAAGGGCTGCAAGGGCGCCGCCGCCCTGCGCCTTCATTGCCGAAAGAACGCGCACCGCCGCCTGTTCCGGCGTGGTCTTGCCGTCCGCCTTCATCTCGGCGATGAGCGCATCCTGCCCGGGCAAGGCCTGCGCCTCGATGCCCAGAATGCGTTCGCGCTCGGCGGTGGCGCCCCGGCTTTCGGCTTCGGCTTCGATGCCGCTGATCAATTCACCATGCGCGGCCCGAAGGCCTTCCACGGTGACCGGCGTCTTTGCAGGCTTTTCGGCCTGACCAGTCTCTTTGTCTGCCATGATAGTCTCCTGGCCGTTCGGCGCGGCGGCGGCGTCCGCGCGTTCGGGATTGTCACTGCGGGCCGCCAGATCCGCGAGTGTTTCTTCGAGCGTCATCACCGCGTCCACCATTCTGCGCTTCAGCGCTTCCCGGGCATGAAAGACGAGGCCCTGACCGTAACTTTCCAGAATATCTGCGCGGGGGACGCCGCGGGATTGCTCAAGACCGGCAATGAACATCTCCGCGCCATCATCGGCGATTGCCTGCAGCTCCGCCCGGCCTTCCTCCGAATTCGGATCGAGCCGCTTGTTCGGGCTTTGCGCTGCAATAACCTCGACGGTGGTCGCACCCATTTTCGTGAGAATGCCTTCAAGATCGACATAACGGATCAGAGAGCCCACCGATCCGACCAGTGATGTCGGCGAAGCGATCACGCGGCCGGAAGCCGCCGCAAGCCAGTAAGCAGCACTTGCGCCAATCCCGTCGATAAAGGCGGTCACCGGCTTGATTTCCGCTGCCTGCCGGATCGCATTGACTGCCGTATCGATATTGGCAACCATCCCGCCGGGGCTGTTGATGTCGATGAGGATCGCATTGATCTCCTGGTCTTGTGCAACCATGGCGATGTCAGCTGCGATCTCGTCGTAACTTGTAAAGCTCCAGTTTCGCCGCGCATTGATCGGACCTGTCACCGGCACCACCGCCGTCGACCCGACCACACGCACAAAGCTTCCCTTGCCGTAAGGCTGGCCCCGCCTCGAATCCATCATATGCCCGACGCCTGCAGGGCCGGGTTCGCGAAGGTTTCGCGCCGCGTTCAGCCCTTCGCCGATCGCTTCGGCACGCACGGCCCAAAGCGAAAGTCCTCCGGGCGAACCGCCGTTGATCGCCTGCAGAAAGGTCGAGGCGAGCGCCTTCATGTTGAAATCAGGCATCCTGCATATCCTCTTTCAGTTGAGCCGGATCGGCTTCGGATGGCGAGGACGTAGAACTGTCCGCCGTTGACTGACCGGCGTCCGCCAAACGCGCATTTTCGCGCGAGATGGTGTCCGCCTTCACATCGAAGTCGCCGCCCGTCCGTTCCGTCATGATCTGCTGTGACGTCTTGAACCCGTTCTTGCGGTCGAGCGCGTCGGCTTCCGCATCCTTTTTCGGATCGAGTGAGATCCGGACCGGTCCGGTGATCTCCGCGCGCAGCCACGCCTGGCGAAGGATCGGATCATCGAAGAAGCCCGGTGCCGTGATGCGGCCGGTGAGCACCGCCTCCTCGATGACCCAGCCCCGCACCTCCGCCACGAACTGGCGCGCAAAACGGGTCCTGCGTTTGCGGAAACTGTGATAGGCCATTTCCAGCGCAGCCTTCGATGCCGAGTAACTTGCCGTGAAATGCTTGATCAGCAGCTCGAAGGGCAGTTCCAGCGCCACGCCGACCAGCCTCAGGAATGCCTGCGCAAACCCGTCGAAATTCGGGTTCGGCCGCATCGGGTTTGCAATTGTGACGTCCTCGCCCTCGTCGAGACCGATGACAGCCCCGGAGCCCATTTCGATGTTCTTTTCGTCCGAACCGGTTTCACCACCCGCGAGCGGTCCGGCATCTTCATCGCCTGGAAGCCGCTTCACGAAGACCGTGAACATCGCGGAGACGACGGCGGCCCGAACCTCGGCCTCCTGATAATCCCCGAATGCCTTGATGGCTTCGATCACGGGCGCAAAATAGGGGATGCCACGCGTCTGGTCCGGCCGCGACCGGTTGATCAGGTGAATGACGATCCGGCGCCCGTCATTGTAACGGAGAGGCACCCTCCGCCAGTTCACCGGCTTCCTGTAAAGATCGCCGGGATGCCGGTCCGCGACATGAATCGCGATCGGAACCCCGCTCGCATTGTGCTCAACCCCGCCCCGGAGCAGATCCGTATCCTGGCCGTTAAAGGGGTTGCACACCCGATCGGCCTCAATGACCTGGACCTTCGTTCCGTAGCTGTCGCCCGCATCGAGCCTGAACCTGCGGATCGCAAAGACATCCCCGCTTTCAAGCTCCGACCCGAACACCGTGTCCTGCAAATCCCCGAACTCCTCGACCCTTGTCCAGTCGATCGAGGTGCATGCGAGCCGGAATTCACGGTCGGCCGCGGCGTTCCAGTCCTGAGCCTGCGTTTCGCTGATGCCGAGAACCGAGTAGTCACAGGCTGCCTTTACCGCCAGCCCGTCGCCGATCACGTGCGTCTTGTTGGTCGCGATGGCGCCAGTCGCGACAGGCACGTTGCGCGCGATGTGCCGGGAACGCGCGCGCAGGTCATCGGCTTCCGGCAACAGGTCCGCATCGGCGCTGCCGCCTTCGGGAATGAAATTGGCAAGGCCGCGCCGGTCGCGCTTGCCGCCGGCATAGCCACCCTTCCCGCCGGTATAGGCCTGCAGGAGCGTTCGCGCCTTGAGGCGTTCGAGCGCGCGCGCCGGGGCAACCGTACCGATGAGACGATCCAGGAGCGTCGGCTTTGCAATCCGCATGATCATTCACCCACAATGTAGCGTATGCGGCTGCGGCCCGATGCCCGGGCGGAGAGCCGCGCGACCTGGCGCTGCCAGTAGTCGATTTTTTCCGTGATCGTCCCTGCATCGGCCCGCGTCAGCGATCGCCCGGCGATGGAATAGGACTGGTTTTTCGAAACCGCCGCATCCGCCGCCACCCAGAGATCGAGTTGCGCTTGCGCCGTTGCCAGCGTGATTCCCGTCATGGCTCAGATCCCTTTTGAAAAGACACGCCGGCCCCGGCGAGGCCTTGGTGCAGGTGCAGGCGCCGGATCGGATAACTCCGAAGCAGGATCTGCAGCCGGTGCTGTTGCGGCCACCACATCGATCGACGCCTCGGCATAATTGTTCGCCGGCATCTCGGCGGCCCATGCAGGCGCGTGGCTCCAGTCGATTTTCTCGCCCTTCAGAACGATCACCAGGCCTTTCGAATAGACCGAAAGATCGAGCGCTTCATTGCGCAGACCTGACCGCCGCGGCTCCCAGCCCTTGTCGGTCCGATGCTCGGCGCAGAACTCCGCGAACACCGGATCCGGCAAGTCCTTCGGCAGATGATAGGCTCCCGGTCCGGGCTCCTTTCGGGTGAGCGCCAGCGCCACCTCATCCTTCAGCATGTCCGTGCGTATCCGTACCGTCCTCAAATCGGTGCGCTTTTTCTTCCGGTTGCCGAGTACTTTTTCCGGCTCCGAGTAAAACGCCCGGTCGCCCTGCAAACCGGACTGGTTGTTTGCCAGGAACACCCGGTGGCGAAGCCCCCGCTTGCCCGCTTCGCGCCAGAAGCGATAGGCGTTTTCGGTCACGCCCGCAGCACCGCGCATGTCAATGATCATCGCCCGCGCCATCAGCCCGTAACCGGTGCCCGCCACCGGCCAGCGCCGTTCCAGCAGATCCCACAACACATCCCAGTCTTCACTGTAGCGGCCCGGATCGATCGCACGCTTGCCGTCGGCATTCGGGGCATGGTCGGGCGGCAGAAGCATGTCGAACCGCTCGAACAACCACCGCTCAAGCCCGACACCGTAGGCATCCGCCTGCACCACGAAGCGGTTGCCCTGCACATCCACCGACAGCGTGACAAAGCGCGTTTCACGTGGCGCCACCGACATCGGATAGGCCAACGCCAGCGTTTTCAGAACATCCTCGTTTAGCCCTTCGCCGAGCGTCCGGACCTGCGGCAGATACGGTCGACCCTGGTCGACATTGATCGTGGTCTTGATGCTGCTTTCGTCTCCGGTGCGGTCGAATTCCTCGCGCCCCTGCAGATACCTCAAAACCAGCTGGTCCCAAGGCTGCATGGCCGCCACTGGCCCCTCGCACCAATAGGACACGATGTCGGTTGACCGGATGCGCGGATCGTCGATCTCGCACAATTCGCCGTCATCGGTTTCGTGCAACCAGACTGCGGCCTGGTTCAATGCGCCCTTTTGCGCATGACGGATCAGGCCACCACAATGCGGGCACACCATCTCGACTGTCTTGGCTGATTGACCTGCCGATTCGCTGGTCTGCCATTGCAGCCGCTCGAACAAGGGCTGGAACCGGTCCCCGCAATCAGGGCAGTGCCAATAGAGCTTTCCGCGCGTGCCACGATTGTAGATCGACAGGATGCCGGTGGTCGGCGGCGCCTGGTGCGGCGTCTCCGGTTTCCAGTCATCCACGAGGATCGGCCGCCCCGGTGATCCTTCCGCGACTGTCATGCCGAGCGATCCGAAGGTCTGAGTGCGCTTCCGCCCGAGGTCGAAGGGCGATCCCTCGCCGTCGACATCTTCGACCATGCGGTCGTAATCGGTAAACAGCACATCGGGAATGTCGAACATGGAAAGCTGACCGATCACCGGCCATCCGATCCTCAGACGCATTCCGCCTTCGAACCGCTTGTCGTGAATATTGTTGTCGCCCCGTCCCTTGCCGAGCTTCGCCGCAACGCTTGGCGTGACCCGGATCATGCCGTCGACCTTCTCGATTGAAAACTCGCGGGCCGTGTCCTTCGTCGGACATAGCACAAGCATGTTTCGCGGCATGCAGTCGACCCGGTGGCCGATCGTGTTCTGGATCAGGTGTTCGGTCTTGACGGTTCGCGCCGGACCACAAAACACCACAGCCCCATACCGCCGACTGGTGACCTGTCTTGCAGGTTCGACCATGTAGGGCGCAAAATCGTTTTGCCACCGACCCGAATAGGCAAGGGTCCGGATGTAACGGCTTTCCGAGGCCCAGGTCGGAACGTCGATTCGCCGCGGAGAACGCAGTGCCGGCAGGGCCTGCGCCACGATCGAGGATGGATCCGCAAACGGCGGCGGCGGCATGTCGCCCAGGAAGCGGGCGATGATCTGCTTTCGATCAAGCACTCCGGACAAGCCTGTTCAGTGAAACGTCAGGCGGCCGGAACCTGCGCACCGGTGTTGTTGATGGATACCGAAAGCACAGATGCCGACTTCGCAACGCCGATAAAAACGATGTAGTCATCCTCGACCAGATCCGCATAGGGCACGATCTCGCCGGCCGTCGCGCCGAGATAGTAGGCAAGCCCCACGGTCAGCGTTGCCCCGATCGTGATGTCGCCGCTCTTGAGCACCTGTTGCGGCTGTCCATCGGAAGCCGAATTCAGCGCTATGCCGTAAGCCTCGCGCACACCGGAAGTCGCAGCGTCGCAATCGGCAAGCCCGTATTTGCTGTTGGTGCTGTTGCGGTAAACAACCTCGCCCTGGGTGATTGCAGCGCCGGCCACCCCGTTCTCCACATTCGCGCCGGATGCGGCGAGGACATTGGCAGCCGTGATCGAGAGTGCAGTCATGGGACCCGCTCCTGGTTTGTTGGTCGGATTGAGAAAGGATTGAAATCAGGCGTCGAACAGCGTCTGGCCCGGCTGCTTGTCATTGGCCTTCACAGGCCGGATTTCGAAGAACCGGGTGATCCGTCCACGCATGTCTTCTAGGGTTCCGTCGCACAGATCGATGACCTTCTCGGCATCGGATGGCGCAATCAGGTTCTCGCGTTCCATCGTGTCGGGCAGCGAAGCCAGGACATCGCGCACTGTCGAGAAAATTCCCTCCAGCAAGTCGGCAACCTCGCCCCGGTCGATCAGTTCGTTGCGCGCGCGCTGGAACTGCTCATAGGCGAGCTGCGCCGCGATCGCTTCCTGCTTTTCCTTCGGGCTCAGCGCCTCGATGCTGTCGCCGGGCTTGCCGCCAGTGAGCGCCAGCCGCATCGCCCGGATTGCACTTTGCGCCGCGGCACTCCGCTCGTGGTCGTTCCGCTCTTTCGCCTTGCGCCAGGCATAGCAATGCGACGCGCGGAATTCGTAGGCCTGGCCGTTGGTCCCTTCCCGCTCGACCGGCAGGCCCTGGCTGATCCATGTCGTGATCGTGTTCGCCGCAACGTTGAAGAATTCGGCCAGCTCCGACCGGTTCAACACGACGTCATCGACCCCGTCCGGCAGCGGAAACTCCACCGCCAGTTCCGCAAGCTCGTCAGGGCTCAGATCATGTTTCTCAGGCATCACAACAACAACAATGAAAACTCACACCCGCCCCAGCCCCGACAATTCGGAAAAGCCCGCGGACGGGAAATACCCGCGGGCGGTGGAAGTGCCGGGAGGACCCGAGCTATTGATCGGAGACTGCGCGATCAGCGTCGAAAAATTCGGTCGAGTTCGCGGGCATAGAAGTTCGGGAACAGCCGCCGGGCGTTTTTCTCCATGGTCCTGCGCCAATGGAAGCGCTTGTCGTACTTCGCTGTCGGCGTGAAGGTGACCATCAGCTTGAGACCGCCGCGCCGTTCTCGTTTCCAAACACCGACGGTTCCGTTGATCTCCGCGATGAAATGATCAGGCCGCGCCAGCATGGTGGCCAATTGTCTGCGGCCCATGTTGCCGAACTTGTTCAGCCTTGCATTCGATGGCACGGGAAGGAACTGGCGCTTGGGCTTTCTGGTTCCGCCTGCCTCCTCCAGTTCGAGATAACCTGCCTGAATATCCTTGATGAAGACCCGGGCCTTCAGGTTCTGCTTTGTTGCCCACCGCATGGCGGCGGAGTTCTGGGTGAACCTCGTGGGCCTGTCGAATGCTCGCACCGTGTGCCTGTTTGATACCCCGACAAGTTCCTTTGCGGTGGCAGTCAAGGCCTTGGCTTGTGCAAACCGGACATCATTGCGAACCCGCTTAACGCCCTTTGTGAAAGCCGCTGCGTTGGAAACAACGTCGAACTGCATCTGTTTCTTTCGGACATAGCTTGCGCACTGGCCCTGAATCGATCGCCTCATCATAGAGGCTGTCAGGGCGGGGTCCGACCGGCGTACCGACCCGGAAGCATTATCGCTTCGCTCCCATCGGGCTGCGCATCGCGCACCGTCAGGTCAGGGGCTCACTCAGGATCATCGGATCATCCCGGCACTATTTAAACTCACAGCTTTTCGAGAATGGCAAGAGGCAACGTAACGGGCGTCATGCGCCCGAACACATCCGCCTCGACCACCGCATCACCACGCCCGTCCGCGCGCACCGACACCACGACACCGGCAAACCCGCCGAACGGACCTTCCACAATCCGCACCTTGTCACCGGCCCGATACACCACCCCGCTGTCATGCTGCCAATCAAGCGAGCCGTCATCGGCTTTCGCCTTGAATCTCATGACTTCTTCGTGGCTCATGGGGATCGGAATTTCATCCACGGAAAGCAGCCCGACCACATGCGTGATCGCCATCAATCCCGCGCAGACCTCGGGACAATAGTCGAACCTGACGAGCACATATCCGGTGATGGCAGGCTCCGTTCTGGCAGCCACAAGACGGTGCCTTATGCGCCTTTCGCGCCCCTTTCGCATCGGCACCAGCGTCTCGATCTTGTACCGCTGAAGCTCATTTTCCACAGCGATTTCGCGCCCGAATTCCACACGAAGACAGAACCATGGCGAATCGGCGCCTGCAGGACCGGCCTCGTCTTCAAGGTGACCCAGCCTGATTCGGTTCATCCGCTCATCGAAACGGCTGGACGATGACGCTCCGATCCGCGATCCCCGAAACCTGTTCTCGTGCATCATTGAGCCGCCTCGCTTGTTTTGTGTGATTGCCCTGCCAGGGCCTCTTCAAACGCGGCGATACACTGCGGACCGTCCTTGGGCATGAAGAGACCTTCCATCGCGTCGCGCCGCGGGAGGTCCGGCCATGCGCGGCGCTTGAATTCATCCTGCCAGTCGCTCCAGACGCTGCAGCCCTCGGGCACGAATTCCATCGCATCCTTGAGCGCATGAAACCGCTCGGGCGCCACCAGGCCCCTGTTGGTCTGTGCAAGCTGAAACAGCCCGGCGAGCTGCGGCCATGCCCGGCGAACCGTTCCCGCCAGCCACACCCCACCCGCACCCGGCGCATGCTCCGGGTGCTCTGGCCCCCTGATCAGCGTGGCAAACACCAGCGCCGCCCACACCGGCCCCATCGAGGGCGCCCATCCATCGGGCTTGGCATGTTCGGCAGGCCTGGCTCCCTGCGCCGCCGCCCGTTCCGCCTTCAGCAGCAGTTCGGGGTCGAGACCCTCCCAAAGCCTGTCGCGGATAAACACGCCCACCGGCACCGGCTTTCGCTTGCGAGTGGCGAGATCCCGCAGATAGGCATCGCGCCACCGCTCGGCATGGCACCGGTCCGCCTCGTCGAGCCTTGCGAACTGCTTGCCGATATAGCCCGGCGAGGAGGTGTCCCAGTCGGGCCAGGGCCCCGCCGCAAATCCCTTTCCGTTGCAGAACCGCATCACCCGCTTCTCGAAATCCGCCGTTCCCGGCACGGTCGACGCATCGGGCTTGTCCGATGTGGCAGGCTGCACCCCTTCCCGCTCACCTGCATCGTCCGCGCTCGCGCGCACTCTCTCTCTTGATGGTTCTATTGATGGTTCTATGGGGGTTTGGGTGTCACGGTGACACCCTTCCGTGTCGTGGTTGTCACCCTTATCCGACACGGTGTCACCCTTGGATTGAGGCAAGGGTGACATGGTGTCACCCTTTTTCCGGCCCTTGTTTCGGCCCCATTCGGCGAGCGGCAAGGCCTCGACCTTCGCCATGTCAAAGTCATATCGCCGCGTGGACCCCGGGCCGCGCCCGCCTTCGTCAACGACGATCAGAATGCCATCCTTCACAAATGCATCCAGCACCCGCTGGACCGTTCTTTCAGACAGCTCGGTCTGCGCAGCCACACGCTCGACAGAAGGCCAGATACCGCGCCCCTCATCATCGGCATGGTCAGCCAGGCGCGAGGCGACAGCCTTCTTCGACCGGTCTCCAAAAGCGCGCTTCCAAACGACGTCCGAACAGTAATTGCTCATTCCGCAGCCTCCCGGGCCTGCGCCAGATGCGGCACGTTGGCGGCCGTGATGGCGGCTGCAAGCGGCGGGCACACGCTGTTGCCGGCGCGGCCCACCTGGTCGGATTTCGAGAACATGTTGCCGGCCGCATCCCGCTCGATTTCGTAGTCGGCGGGAAACCCTTGCGCGTTGAACAGCTCGCGCGGCGTCAGCATCCGCATGCCGATATCCACCATCACCAGCGTTACCGACACGCCTGTTTCAAGCGCCACGTCCAGCGTCACGAACTCGCGGTCATCCCAGAAGCCATGGGCACGCAGGAAGTCCGCCACCTCGCGGGCCCGGGCGTGATGCTCCGGCGCGAAGGGCGGGGCGGAGAGAGCCGCCGTGGCAAGGCAGAACCGGTCCTTCGTGGTCACGGTGTGGAGCGGATCGCCTGGCTCCTGCCCATCACCCGTGCCGTAGTATTTGGTGAGCGCACCGGCGACGATGCCAGTCTTGTTCACGCCCGCGGTGACTGATCCCGTCGGTTCCGATCCGGCATGGCCCACCGAAGCCCCAAACTGGCGCGTCACATGGGCCGCCACGAGGGCCGATTGCCCGCCACCCGTGCAGGCAACGCGTGCAGGCTCATCGGCAGGGCTGGCGCGCCGTGTGCTGCCCTTCATGGAAAGCATGCTGGCTGCGACCAGCTGGCTCTGGCTTCCGGATTGCGTGGCTGTTGCAACCGGCTGATCCGCTGCACGCCCGATCACGCCATTCCCGTTGTGCTGAGCCATATAAGCCGCGATCGGCGCATGCTTGACACCGCCCGCCACAACCGTGCCCAGCGGCGCATCAGGATCGAGCGAGCGCGGCGCCTGCCCTTCCCTCTCGCCATAGCCCGTTTGCGCCAGCGAGGCGGCGACACAGGTCAAACCCGCCCCGCCGGCGGTCACCGTGTGGGCAGGCTGATCGGCACCCTGAAACGGCTTTCCGGCGTTGCGCATGGTCATCAGGTGCGGCGCGATCACCGCGTTCTGGT